ACCAGAAATACAGGCACTCAATCAGGCAGTAGCGATTGATGACACCATAAGAGATTATGGAGAATCTGTATTCAGACATAACAGAGAAATATATGATAAGAATAACCTTATGATGTCCATAATGCTCGAACTCACAGCTCGTGCAAGAAGGCAGGGGTTGAAGATTAAATCAAGAGATGGAACTAAAACACTCGATGAAGACCCTTACAAAGAAGGGACAGAAATTTCCCTTGCACAGGGAGAAGATGTAGAACCATTAGGACTCATGGAAATGTCAAGGGAAACAGGAGCTTTCTTGGGATTACTCTCAGGAGAACTGCAACGAGGAGCATTACCACATAGCATATACGGAGAATTACAATTCCAGTTATCAGGGTTTGCTATCAATACCCTAAGACAGGGGATCAATTCTATACTTGAACCAAGAATAAAATCACTAGAAGCTGCATATACAAGAATATGTATGCTCCTTAACGATCAGTATCTGACAGATGCCTTTGATTCTATGGAATTATCTGGAGAAGATATGAACAGAAATTACTTCTCTCAGGAAATTACCCCTGATGCAATAAGAAATGCAGGGGATATTATTATTAAATTCGTGGGTCAACTGCCTGAAGATGATATGTCAAAGATGAGCATGGCTCAGATGGCAAGAGAAGGACAATCCCCATTGCTCCCAGACCTGTTTATAAGAGATAAAATACTTGGATTACAGGATGGAGATTTAGTCGATGATGCAATTAAAGAACAACAGGCAGAAAGAGTATTACCTGAAGCAACACTATATACTTTACTTTCTGCTTCAGAGAACAGGGGAAGAGATGATCTTGCTCAGTTCTACTACGGAGAATTATTACATATATTAAGACAGAAGGAAATGGAAAGGTCACAGGCACAGCAGGCTATGCAGGGAGCAGCTCCACAGGGAGCAACTCCACCAACTACAGACCCAAGAGCAATGCCTAATGCTGCAATGGGTGTACCACCTCCCACACCAACACCACCACAGGGAATGGTAGCGCCAGAAACTCCAAGACCTAATGCACAGGAAGGAGAAATATAATGTCACCAGATCAGATAATAGCTTTAAAAAAACAGGGGGTAGATCCCAATGCGTTAATTTCACAACACGCAATGGACATAGCAAATGAACAGGGGGTAGATATGGGAGTGGCTATGGCTGAAGCAAAAAGAAATATACAAGCAGTTGATGCCACACTCGCAGGAACAGCCACACAGGAAACACTTGGATTAGGCGCTCCAGCCAGAAGGGATGTAGTTCCTACAGCAAGTGATTTGCAAAATTTATTAATGACATCCCCTGACCAGCCTGCAGGATTGACCCCTGCTCAAAAGTATGCTGCATTGTACGGAGATAAAGGAGCATATGATATTACAGGTGGAAATTTAATGGATATCAACGCACAGGCACTAGCAGGATTATCAGACATTAGTGGATTAGCTGAAGATAGAATGAGGAAAGGAGCATTGATGGATATGCCATCTGCAGCTATAGGAACACCAAATTTAAAAGATTTGGATATACAGGCAAGAGCTGCATTAATGAATGATCCAAGAGTATTGGCAGCAGAAGCATTGGCTAAACCAAGTCCTGCTTTAGACCCCAATGAGCTTGCATGGTTTGGAAGTAAAGCAGCAGAAGCAGCAGAACCTTCGCTGGCAGGATTATCTTCTTATGAGAGAATGATTGCATTAGGCTACACCCCTTCACAAATAAAAGGAGTATCTAAAAGGGATAAAGTTTCTACAAAGTTAGGAACACCTCCTATCAAACCAGATCCAAAATTTGATATTGATACTGCTACGGAAATGATAAAACCAAGAATGACACAGGCTGACATAGCTAAAAACATAGCCGAACTAGGAGAAGGTCGAAATTTATATGATGTTTCTGGATTTAAAGATTTAGGATACTCTCCTGATTTATTATGGTATGAGCAAGAAGGGATTCTTCCTGAAGGAGGCACAAAAAAAGTAATAGACGAAGAAATAAACAAATTGGAATCTGTATTAGAAAGAGATGATGATTGGTATATTAACCAGTTAAGTGGAGATATTTATGGCTGGGGAGGGATAGAGTATGAATTACCAGATGGCTCTAAAATGAAATTTTCTAAGATGCCTGCAAAACTTCAACTGAAAGCTGCGCAAGAAGAAAAAGCAAAAGTTGATGCTGAAACAAATTCGCAGATAGCTGAGAAAAAAGATATTTTGAACACAGATGTTTTTAAAGGTAATGCAAAACAAAATATGGATAACGCATTTATAGCAATAGAAAATGCTAAAAATGCTGTCAAGGCTGCGCAGATAATGAATGATTGGTCGGATATTGATGATGCAACTGCTATGTTAGCAGGAGCAGATGGATTAAATGCTGCTCTTTCTGGAGTTAAAGCAGGAAAGCCTGATACAATTTCTAAATTTACAGCAAGCAAGGCTTTTACAGGGTCATATTTTGAACCATCAATGTGGGAAGATATGCAGGCAGAAGTTAATTTAGCAGAAGCTAGTTTAGCAGATGCAAAAGCAAAAGCTAAAAGTGATCCAACTAAAGAAAATAAAGAAGCAGTTAATGATGCCACGCAAAAAGTAAACTCTGCTAAAGCTACAATAGATAAAGCAAAAGTTGTTGCAAAAACTGCCTCAGTAGCAAAAGCTAAGTCTGATGCAGATCCAGCTAATGTAACAAAATCAGCAGCAGCAGCAAGTGCCGAAGCAGCAGCAACAGGAGCAGTAACACCTGCAACAGCAGCAGTAACACCTGCAACAGGAGCAGCAGTAACAGCAGCAGTAACACCTGCAGCAGGAGCAGCAGTAACAGGAGCATTAGGCACAGGATTAGGTGGAGCATTTAGCGAATTTATAGACCCTAGATCAAGGGCAGATATAATATCAGATATAGAGGCTGATCCTTATAGAGGATATGAACAGGTACTGGCACAGATGAGTGCTAATTTACCTGTAACTGCATTGACTCCACAATACGAAAGATATTTACAAAGAAATGTTCTACCTCAAATGCAAACAGCTTTTGAAGCAGGTGGAGCAGGAATGGCAGGAACTCCTACAGCAGGAGTAGCAGGAAGTCCTTTCTCTGCATTTGAACAATTCGTAAGAGGTGGAGGAGGAAGATTAACTTCACAGGGTTATCAGGATTTAATTAATGAAGCTAATTTGGCATTGCAATCACAAGCTCCTACAGACAGACAAGCCTACCTGCAATCCTTATATACTTCCCCTGAATCGCAAAGAAATTTGTATGCACAGGGATTAAGGGCAGGAGCATCAGGCGCAGTAGGAGATGTTATAGACAGAATGGTTAACAGAAGATATTTGCAACAACAATTCCAAGCTCCAACCACAGCATTTTTACCAACAGCATTATCGCCAAGAACAGCTTATCAGACACCATCAGCAATAGTAGGAACTGGAGTACCTGAACTAGATGATCCGTTTATGGATTATACTCAAACAGGTTTTGGTAGTGGATTTGCAGAGGGAGGAATATAAAATGGCAAACGGACAAAACGCAAACGATTTTTTTAATAATCCTTTCAATCAGTACACAGGCGATATGCTAGAGTACAAACCTGAGTTGGCATATTATAGTTCTCCTGCAGCAAAGACTTTTGCTAAATCTCCTTCAAGAAGGCAGTATTTTCAAAGATCATTTGGAGATATATACAATCAATACTTAGGAGCATTAGGTAGTCAGATCAGGGGAGGAGGAGCGCCAGAGATGAGATTTCAGGATTTCTTAGAAAGTGATCCGTTTACCAAACGATACACTTCTATGACACCAGAAATGAGAGGAACTTTTGGATCTGAAAGAGCAAGGACATCAGCTCCGTCAACAAGATTTATATATTTTTAAGGTAGATAATGGCAGAACCAAACTTATTTCAAAAATATATTCCTGTTCCACCAACAACAGTTAATGTTCCTACATATCCTTATGCAAAAGCATTGGGGGGAAGTGGGATAACAGGGTCTATATATGGTGGGCAGATTCCCACAATGACAACAACATCCCCTGTACCAGCTATACCAAAATCACAGGACAGAGGATTTGGTTCTGACCTTGCTTCTTCATTAGGTACTTTAGGTAGAAGAACTCTTGAATTAGGTGGAGCTTTAGGTAAAGCAGTTGACCCAACAGGTGGAGCATTTGCTGGATTTTTGCAAGGGCAAAGAGGAAGAGAAATGTTTGACCCTAAATCTATAATAGGAGCAGCAGTTGGAGCAACAGCTCCAGATATGGGTGGATGGCAACGATTTGGTACTGCATTTCAACCTGTAGGAAATGTCTTTAGTGAATTTGCAGATGTGTTAAGACCTTTACAGGCAGAAGCTGTAGGAAGAACAGGGTTTGGTAGTCAGGCTGGGACTAACTCTGGAAAGACATATGAAGAAATATCCAAAGGATATAGAGAGCAGGGATATAACTGGCTTGAAGCAGGAGAAAAAGCAAGACAGGAACACGATGTAAAAGCATTGGATATATCTTCAGATTGGATAGAGTCAGCTCCAGAATGGATGCAGACACCACTAAACTTTGTAGTTAAAGATATATTCCAAGAAAAAATAACTCCTTATGGTGTAGCAGAAGTTGTATTAGACCCATTAATATTTATACCATTAGGTAAGGGTGGAAGTGCAGCAGGTAAAGCAGCTAAACTTAGCAAGGCAAAACAAGCGCCTAAATTATTTGATGATCCCAACGCAGTAGTTAAGAACCAAGCAGTTAAAAAAGAATTAAGTAAAACTAAACCTACAGATAATATCGCAGATGATATTGGTAGTGAAGTACCATTAGATCAGCCACGAACAGGAACTAAACAGGTAGAAGATTTCAAACCACACGAAGTAGAACACGTTGGAATAAAAGAGGCATCTGGAATTAATGTAAGCAATACAGGTAAGTTAGAACGATTAAGAAATTGGCTGGGTGGAGTAATAGGAGATAATGAGGTTTTCGGATTGGGTAGATTAGGATTACCAACCAATATACAAAGAAGAGTACAGGCAGCAGTAAAACCTGTTCTAGATAAGACAAGAAGGATAATGGATAGGGGAAGAATTAAAGGCAGAAATTTAGCAGCAGATGTAGAAGCTGAGATGGCTGATGTTTTTAAAGGAACACACCCTACTTCAGGAAAGGAAATGGGAATAGTTATTGTTAACGGAGTAGAAACTCTGC